AGGATGTATTTGAGATGAACGATGATGGTGAAGAGGTGTATTGTAGTGAGGAAATCACTAACAAAGTCCTCAACGATTTGGATGAAACTGATTATGTTTTAGAAAAGGCATTTGACTGCATTGGAGATTACATTGACGATTACATTGGGGAGATCAAAAAATGATTGACACTTACACTTTCACTGGCGACACTGTGACAGTTCTCGGACTGGTCGGTGTCATCTCCACCGGCATCATCCTGGTGCTATGCTTCACTCGTTACTTCAATTCTCCCCTCCGCAAATGAAGTTCCAAGTTACCGAAATTGAGTTTGATTTTTCTTCTGATGATCTCAACAATCTTCCAACTTTAGGTTATCAAGAAGACATCACCAATGACACAATCGGTCAAATCTGGGATGCTGATGATGAAGATGATTTAGTTGAAGAGATCACATGTGCCACTGGTTGGTGCATCAAGTCCATTGATTATCGTCACATTCTTTCCTAAACAAAATGACATTCGACCGCGCACAAGTCACCGAAGATTACATCCAGCAACTCATTGAGGGCATGGATTATAAAACAATGGAGTGTCTGGTTTATGATACTCTGAAGGACAATCTTGCATCCTACACTGATGAAGAATTGATTACAGAGGTTACAGACTATTATCCAGAACTGTTGGCAGAATAAAATCTAGTCTAGATAATCTCGTCGAGACCATGTGACAGTCGCACAAGTGGCACACACAATCTCGACGAGACACACAATCTCGACTAGACTTCACACATACAAAACACATCGAGATCATGAACACTGCAACAGTCAAACCGATCTCGAAGAAAGCGAAGAATCGCTTCGCAAATCTTATGGGATCTGATGCACATGTGATTATCGAGCAACATACAGGTAATCGTGTGTTTGTTGCATCCATGAATCGCAAATACTTCTTCTGGGCGACACTTGACACAGACGCAGATTGGATGGTACAATTATAAGATAAAGACGGAAGGGGTTTGCCGTCGCTGAATGTTAAAGTTACCCAGCGCGAAAGACAACAGATAATTCTAGCATAGGTGAGTGGGTTGCTGTGGATCGGGGTGGTGCCTGGTCCACTTTTCTTAATGTATTGTTATAATTATTTTATGGCAGGGGGAGTACCGATGTATTGATCAGGCAGATACCCTTCTGCCGTTGGTGCTGGTTGTCCCCTTAAGATACAGCAAACTAGGACAAAATCGCCACCCTTAGGACAGTTTGCAAGGTGGCACAAGGTCGCTGGATCTGGTCGGTTCCGGTGTGGCATCATTCATTCAACGGCGCACCACTGACGCCGACCACCACCCCAGACCGATGAACACCATCCAACTTGTTATCAACGGCAACCAAGTCGAGGGACAACTTGATGAGATCGCCACGATCTTAAGCATGGTTTCTAATACTATGGCACAACCAATTCCTAACACCTTAAAGGAAGAATTGCTGCCATTTAATCAGTTTGCCATTCAAGAATTGACACCTTATTTGGGTCAAGAATTGTCTGAGAAAATTATCAACAAGTTGGAAAAGTGTGCCAATTCCAATTATCCTGACTTCCGCTATTTTATCGGAATGTATAGGGAATTGGCAGATAACATTGAGCATCGCCAACTTGTTAAGACTCTAAGTGCAATTTATCGCTTCAAGTTTGGGCGTTATATGTACCCTGAGTCTGCAAAGTGTGCTCTCAAAAGTGAGATCAAGTATGCAACAATCTGCCCCCATTGTGGTAAGATTGCCAATGCACTTGTGCAACGATTAGTGAAAGAAGGTCTGTGGAAGTGATCCGATAAGTTATCCTAATCAATGGGGGGGTTCCCTTCCCTCCCTTCCATGCTATTCTGAGGGAGTCACCACCACTGACCGGCACCATGAACAATCAAGTCACCGTCACCGCTCGCTCCGGCAATACTAAAACCGGACCCATCACCACCACGCGCACCGATGGCACATCTTGCCCCGCAACTTGCCCATTCATTGGTGGCGAATGTTACGCCAAACAGGGTAGGGAGTGGATGCAATGGGCGCAACTTAATAAGGGAACCAAGGGTATTTCATGGAGTGAGTTTTTACTTCAGATCCGCAAGATTGTTCCCCTTGGTGTACTTTGGCGCCACAATACTGCTGGGGATTTGCCTCACAATGATGGTAACATTGATTATCTACAACTCAAGCAGTTGATTAACGCTAACCGTGGGCGGAAAGGTTTCACCTATTCGCACCATATTTTGAATGATCACAATGTTATCTGCCTTCAGAATAGCAACGCCCTAGGGTTTACTGTTAACGCATCTACAGAAAGTGTAGACGAAGCGGATAAAGTTATGTCAGAGCATAACATCCCCGCCGTGGCGGTTGTTAACTCTGAAGAAACCCGCAGGTTTTATGCAACAACTAACGGTCGCAAAGTTATCACTTGCCCCGCTGCACTTTTCCCAGGTAAGGTAACATGCGCCACCTGTGGTTTGTGTCAATTAGCAGACCGTGAGTTTGTTGTAGCATTACCTGCACACTCTGCTAAGAAAGCAAAGGTTAACGCGATCATCGGTTGAGTATATTTAAGGGGGGCAATCGCCTCCCTTTTTTTATACTTTATCCTCACTTAAAATAGGTTCTACCTTCAATCTAGCACGGGACCCGGACCCCTTGTCAACCCCTTGGACCATCAGGATTCCTTATCATAGATTCCGCTTTTCTTAAGGTTTCAACCCACACAAGGGGATCCCGAGCGCCTATACTGAATAGGTCAACCACCACCGACACCAATGGCAACCGTTCTAACCGGCGAATCTATCAATCAATTCCGCGCCAAAGTGTTACTATCTGCGCTTAAGTTGGAATGCTTGGGTATGAAGCGAAGCGGTCCTAGTGTATACTCTATAGTTAAGCGAGAGTATAACTTAAGGGGTAGTAAGGAGAGTGTATACAATCAACTTAAATCTATTATCGGTTGAGTATATTTAAGGGGGGCATCTTCGCCCCCTTTCTTTATACTTTTTTTTATATTATTTGAAGGGTGCTTCGGTGGCGATAGTTGGTCAACCGGCGACCCTGCCGGTGTCTTTGCTGATTGTCCCCATATTCTACAGCACCGCCTGACCCATAAAACCCCAGCAGTGGACAGTTTCAAAATTGGCACACTCCAAAAAATTGATTCTGCCTCCATCCTAGCACGTCGCCCCCCTCCCCCCCCCAAACAGTGGACAGTTTGACAAGTGGCACAATGGGGTCCGGACGGACTCCTCCTCTCTCCCCCCCCGACTAATCTGTGCTACACTTCTATCAGTTCACCACCACCGACCCATGGCACACCTGACCGCCTACGCTTCCGACCTTGCCACCAAGACCCTACTTTGGGCAGACGGTGAGAAGGTTGCCCCTGCCACCTATTGGGCGCAGCAGCAACCACCCCAGAGGCGCCCAGTGTGCCCACTGACCGGATACCAGTTCCGCGCCATGCTGCGCGATTGATTCTCCCATGGGGGTCACACCAGACCCCCATTCCATGCTAGGATTCTCTCAGTTCAAACCACACCAAACCACAATGGAAACCTTTCTAACACCTGACGAAATCCTTGAATTAGTTACAACTGGAGTCTGCAAATTATCCGATGATCTTATGCTTCGGATGACCCCTAAAGTATCAGAATCCTACGAAGATTCTGATTGGTACAATGATCCCAACTGTACAATGAGTCGGCATCATTATTAAAATCTCGACTAGATTGCGCACACATAATCTAGTCGAGACGCGCACACATCATCTCGACTAGATGCGCACACATAATCTAGTCGAGATGCGCACACATTTCACACACATTCACATCTAGATCACACTCACACACATTCACATTATGAACATGCTCACATTCAATTCACGCGAACTCGATGTCATTTATGATGTAATATTTGCACACCTAGGATGTACAGATAATGATGATGATGTACGGGCATGTAATAGCATTATTGATAAGATGCACATTCATTGCACAATGAATCAAGATGAAGTATGAAGTGTAAGATATAAAGAATTAAGAATGAATCAATAGTAGTTCTTAATTCTTTATACTTAGTGTTGACTATAAAGAATTACTCAGGATTGATTGTAAAGTATTGTCAGTGGTGTGGTTTATTCTTTACATTCAGTCCTGTCTAATTCTTTATAGTTTGTGGAGTTTTATTCTTATTATTCAGCACTGTTTAATAAGATTCAATCAGTGCTGTTTAATTCTAATACAACAACACTGTTTAATTGTTTACATTTTACAATCCTAATCAATTCTTCATTCTTTACATTTTACAATCACTGTTTAATAAGATTCAATCAGTGCTGTTTAATTGTTTACATTTTACAATTACTGTTTGATTCTAATGCAACAACACTGATTTATTCTTTACATTTTACACTTAGGATTGATTCTCAATTGTTTTTAAAATTCAATCCTAATCAATTCTTCATTGTTTACATTTTACAATCACTGTTTAATTCTAATAAAACAGCACTGTTTTAATTCTTTATACTTAGTGGGATCTGGGAGGGTACAGCACCGGGTGCCCATCCGTCAAGGTTTTTCCTATCAGAATGTCTTATCTAATGAGTTTGGTTTTTGGTATCAGGGCGATACAGTTTGCCTGTTGACCGATCCGGCATCTGCGCCTATTGTGAGCGAGCGAACCTTGAAAAACAAATAACGGATCGGGCGGTGCCGGAGGCATCGCGGGCGACGTGCCGGGCGGGATCCCACGGGCACCGATCTTGTTGTTTTATATTTTTTCAGGTTCGTTTCAGGTTAAAGTTTAAGTAAACCCATTTTCACTAAATGTCATGGATCTTCAAAAACTTGCCGAAGATGTCGTTAAAAACGACGCCTTAATCAAAAAAACTGAATTACAGTTGAAAAGCGACAAAAAGAACCTCATTGAAGCATTCGATGCCGAAAATGTTGTTTCAGTCAAGATAAACAAAAAAACCGTTACTCTGGCAACTCGGAGTAACAAAAAGTACACCAACCCAGTCATTGAAGAACTGGAGTTGCAACTTAAAGAGTTGAAAGCAAGTGCCGATATTAGGGGGCAATTTGTGATAGAATCGGTCACTCGATTTATCCAAGTCCGCTGACACTTAAGGGGCGATCTTTCGCCCCTATTTCACACTAACCACCCCACACTTTTATCACCATGATGATCGCCACTGCCTTCATTGACAAGTGCTCGAATGAACTTTGGGAGGAAATCTACTGGTTAGAAAGTCAACCTATCACCGTTGACAATGCCACACTTTATGATCAGATTCTGGCAGAATTGCGCTCCCGTGAGCGTCGTCGCCAGTGCATAGATGAGTTCCTTTTTGGTTGACACTTTCGCCCCATTCTCTACACTCAAACCCTCACCTAAAACAATGAAAATCGACCTGCAATCTTACGTCATTCCGACTCATTTTGTCTGTGCAATTGTCAATGATGATTACACTGGATTGGAAGATAAAGAGGAGGCAATTGTGAAACAATTCCTTGAAGATTTGGGCGAGCGTTATATGTTCGCCTCCCCAAGTGATCAAGATGATTATTTCACAAGGTGCCATGATTTTAGGGAGTATGGCATTCTCGCCTGCGATTGTGTCGAGGTTGAGATAGCATTTAAACCAGAATCTGAACCGGATTTTTATAAAGATGAGGACGCATACTGTGACCGGTACAATAGTATCGTCTGTGGTATGTTGTTAGGTTAAGTATATTGGGGGAGACAATCTCCCCCCTTCATTCTTACAAACCCATTGCACCTAAACTAATGTTCACTATCCGCTACTTTGCTCCCTATTCTCAACAGTGGAGAATCGAATACTTTTCAACAAAATGGCAAGCAGAGGAAAGGATTGCGTTCTATCGTAGTTGCGGATCACCCGCAGATTTTGCCTGATTAGTATTCGTTCGTGGGCGCAGTTGTTTATACTTAGCGCCCACACTTCCATTGATGAGGATACCTGATTATTCGTTCGTTCGTGATTTGCAGTCCTTATGGTTGCCGCCGATCCGCGCCCTTAAGCCCATGGGTCCCTTCCAATCTATAAACGACCCAGATCGACCTGTATATATCACGAGACTCAAAAATTTCCGCGCCCCAAAAAGATCTTCCGCGCCCCAAAAAGATCTTCCAAAACCCACAAAGATTCTCCAAAACCTCAAAATACTATATAATTTTGAAAAGGGTAAATTACAATACTTAATATGAAAAAAAATTCCGGGGAAATTTTTGAGTCTGTACAGGTCGATCCAATTACTGGAGACTATTATGTAATTATTCCAGAGAGTATCGCCAATGAACTCTCATGGTATGAAGATACTGAGATTAGTTTTAAAGTCGAAGGAGATGAGGTTATTCTCACCGAACGCACAGATTGACAAACACTATATAATGAGTTATGATACTGAAGTAACCGCATAAAATTATGGCTAAAGGATTTACTGTAAAAGCAAAATCACCTATTGTAGGACAATCTCAGGAAGAATGGGATTATAACCTTGCAAAAGAAATGGTAAAGGGCAAGTCGATTGTATTTTGCCTTCCAGGTCGCGGAGTTTCTTATACTTACCTGAAAAGTTTTGTACAACTCTGTTTTGACCTTGTTCAGTCTGGAGCGAGCATTCAAATCTCGCAGGATTATTCATCAATGGTAAACTTTGCCCGATGCAAATGTTTAGGAGCAAATGTACTGCGTGGACCTGACCAGATTCCCTGGGATGGCAAACTAAATTATGATTGGCAACTTTGGATCGATAGTGACATTGTTTTCAATAGTGAAAAGTTTTGGCAATTGGTTCTGATGGAAAAGGATATCGCCTCTGGATGGTATGCAACTGAGGACGGCCACACGACTTCAGTTGCTCATTGGATGGAAGAAGATGATTTCCGCAATAATGGTGGAGTCATGAATCATGAAACTGTTGATAGTATCTCGAAGCGTCGTAAACCATTCACCGTCGATTATGCCGGATTTGGATGGTTGCTCATCAAGAAGGGAGTCTTTGAACACTCTGAGATGAAGTATCCATGGTTTGCTCCGAAGATGCAAGTCTTTGAATCTGGAGAGGTTCAGGATATGTGTGGAGAAGATGTATCATTCTGCCTCGATGCAAAAGAAGCAGGCTTTGAAATCTGGTGTGATCCTCGGGTACGAGTTGGTCACGAAAAAACAAGAGTTCTTTGATACAATGGCAGACAAGTACAACATACTTTGTAAAGGGCGTAAAATATACTCCTCACTTACACAAGAAGAGTACTTCGATGTTATGGAGGACCTGGCATATGATTTTTATCAGACAGGTTCTCCAAATCCAAACGAAATTGAAACTGAGGTAATTAAAAATGGCTAAGCGTCCGTCACTGTCTGGCAACATTATTGAGTCAAAACCTAAAAAGACTCGTCAAGGAACTGGTGCTCATACTAAGTATGCCGCTACTTCTCGTAATGAATCTAAGAAAAGATATAGAGGTCAAGGTAGATAAATGAAAAAAATTCTCTTTATCTCTGAAGATAGAGAAAAATCTTTAATTCAGGAAATGAACTATAAGATTAAAATGGCAAATTTGGATATTCATCCATCTAATACATGCTTTCTTATGGTCTCTCCCGACTATTCTGCAATTGCAACACAACATCTCTCCCATTCATTATCAATGGATGGAGAGATTTTTCATATTGAGGCAGTCAATGTACCATTTCCGGACGAAGATGTCAGCATTTATAAAGATGAATTTACTCAAAACTTTATGAAATGGAAGACAAAATGGGATAATTTTGTTTTAATTGAAGCGGGAGTTATTCGTGGAGGTAATTATTCTTGGATTACCCAGATAATGAATGTGAATGTTCATACAATAGCATTATGCGAGAACATTCATAGTGCTTTTAAAAGTGATTTTGTTAGTTTATACTATGATGATACTCAAGAAGACCTTCATTTTTGGTGGGAGCAACCAAATAACCATTGGAAATCTTAAATAAATAAATTTTTAGTGGATTTTTATGCCTTGGAACGTTTTTCAATGGGTAGACACCTCCTGTTAGAGGTGTACGATGTTAATCACGACCTAATTAACAGTGGAATTGCTCTTGAAGAGGTAATGCTCAAAGGTATTAATCGGGCGGGAATGACCATCCTGAACATCTTCAAGCACTGTTTTATACCACAAGGATGTACAATCGTAATTGCGCTTGCTGAAAGTCATGTATCGTGTCATACATGGCCAGAAGAAGGTTGTCTGGCAATAGATGTTTATACATGTGGTGAAGGAAATCCAAAATTAATTGCATTAGAACTATTAAAATACCTCAATTCAGATAATTACTCTCTCAGAGAAGTAAATCGTTAAATAAAAGTAGGGGAGATAGCAACCTCCTTCCAAAAAAAGTTCTGTTTTTAAAAAAACAGGAGCTAAAATGTTAATTAAATCCGAAGATTCTCAAAAAAGAGTCATTCAAGAAGTTATGCACGATTATGCACCAAAGCACGATCTTAAAAAGCAAACTGAATTGCATGAAAAAATTCGCAATGATCAAGACTATGATGATTGGGATTATGGAACAGAACCAACTTATGGTTCTTCCTGGAAATCGACATAAATAAAAGATAGAAATTTAATTCCCGAATGGCAATACAAAGGATATCTAGATCGTTTAAAGATATTAGTTTATCCTTTGATCCTCATCCGGTGACAAAGGATCTACCAATACTCAAGAATGAGAGAGCAATTACTAGATCAATTCGCAATCTAGTAGAAACAATTCCAACTGAAAGATTTTTTAATTCTTTACTTGGATCTGAAGTTCGTTCAAGTTTATTTGAATTTGTAGACTATGGTACTGCATCTATCATACAAACTCAAATTGAAACTACAATTCAAAATTATGAATCAAGAGTGAATAATGTAAAAGTAGAAGTAGATCCTCAACCAGATGATAATTCATTTGAAGTAACTGTCATATTTGATATCATTGGACAACAATTTCCCACGCAACAATTTACATTTCTACTAGAGGCAACCAGATAAAATGCCTTTTACTAAATTTACAAATCTAGACTTTGATCAAATAAGAACATCCATCAAGGATTATCTCCGTGCCAACTCTACATTCACGGATTTTGACTTTGAAGGATCTAATTTCTCTGTACTGATTGATACATTAGCATATAACACTTATATTACTGCATTTAACTCAAATATGATTGTGAATGAATCCTTTTTGGATTCTGCAACACTTAGAGAAAATGTAGTTTCACTCGCAAGAAATATTGGATATGTACCACGCTCTAAAACCTGCTCTAAGGCACAGGTAACGATTACTGGTACTACGACTGAAGATACTTCAACAGTAACTCTTCCAGCAGGTTTAGTATGCGTAGGAACTGCAAATGATACTTCTTACATCTTTTCTATTCCAGAAAATATCACAACAAAAGTAGTTAATGGATCTGTCACTTTTAATAAAATTGATCCTTCTGGAAATATTACTGGAATTGATATCTATCAAGGAACATTTTTAACAAAAACTTTTACAGTAGATGGATCTCTTGATCAAAGATTTATTTTAAATAATTCTGATATTGATACTTCTACAATTTCCATCTATGTTAAAGGTATTCAAGATAGTGGATTGGGAATCAAATATTCATTAGTTGATAACATCTTAAATATTGATTCAACATCGGAAATTTATTTAATACAAGAAGTTCAAGACGAAAAGTATGAGATTATTTTTGGTGATGGTAGATTTGGAAAGAAATTGGAAAATAATGCAATTATAACAGTTCATTATATTGTAACTGATGGAAAAGATGGAAATGGGGCTTCTCAATTTACATTTCAATCTACATTAAAAACTTCCTCTGGAGGACCAACTACATTAAACGGAGCAACTGTTACAACAAATCAACGTTCCCAGAATGGTGCAGAGATAGAAGAAATTAATTCAATTAAGTACTTTGCCCCAAAAATCTATTCATCACAATATAGAGCAGTAACTGCGCGTGACTATGAGGCAATTATCAAGAAAATTTATCCAGATACAGAATCTGTAGCAATTGTTGGTGGAGAGGAAATGGATCCACCAGAATATGGGACGGTTACTATTAGTATTAAACCCAAGGGTGGTACATATGTTTCATCCTTTAATAAAGAGCAAATTCAAAATAAACTAAAGCAATACAGTGTTTCTGGTATTAATCAGAAAATTATCGATCTTAAAATACTTTATGTCGAGATTGATAGTTCGGTCTATTATAATTCTAATCAAGTACCCACAGAAGGATCTTTAAAAACAAAGGTACTCAATTCACTTACAGAATATTCAGAATCAACAGATTTGAATAAATTTGGTGGAAGATTTAAATATAGTAAAGTTTTGCAAATTATTGACAATACAGATGTTTCAATTACATCCAATATTACAAAAGTCAAAATTAGAAGAGATCTTAAAGCACTAATAAATCAGTTTTCTCAATATGAAATATGTTTTGGTAATAAATTTCATGCAAATCCTAAAGGTTATAATATTAAATCTACCGGATTTAAAATTGCTACAGAAACTGAAATGTTGTATTTTACAGATACACCAAACCCTGATGGACTAACTGGAATTATATCAGTTGTAAAGAAAAATCCAACCTCTGAAGGTAAAATTCAAATCGTTGCACAATCTGCAGGAACTGTAGATTATGTAAGGGGGGAAATTAAATTGGGAGCAATTAACATTACTTCCACTGAGAAGGAAAATGATATTGTTGAAATTCAAGCATATCCAGAATCGAACGATGTGCTTGGATTAAAGGATTTATATTTAAGTTTTGATATTTCAAAAAGTTCAATAAATATGATTAGGGATGTAATTGCATCTGGAGATGAAATATCTGGGACAACATTTGCCAGAGATTATTATACATCAAGTTACTCAAACGGAAACCTAACAAGATAATAATATGATACAGACGGGATTTGAGTCTAGAGTCAAAATACAGCAAATAATTGACAACCAACTTCCAGAATTTATACTGGATGAAAGTCCCAAAGCTTCAGAATTTTTGAAGCAATATTATATTTCTCAAGAATATCAAGGTGGTCCTGTTGATATTGCAGAAAATTTAGATCAGTATTTAAAATTAGATAATTTAACTCCAGAGGTGGTTGTAGGTAATGTTAGTCTTAGTACCAACATTACCTCTACTGTAGGAATTATTACAGTAACAAGTACAAAAGGATTTCCCCAAAAATATGGTTTGATTAAAATTGGTAATGAAATTATCACTTATACTGGTATTACCACTAATACTTTTACCGGATGTATTCGTGGATTTAGTGGTATTACTTCATATCATGCAGTATCCAATCAGGAAGAATTGGTATTTTCTACTTCAGAATCTTCAGTACATACCTCAGGATCTTCTGTACAAAATTTAAGTTCTTTATTTCTAAAAGAATTTTATAAAAAACTAAAGTATACACTAACTCCAGGATTGGAGGATGTAGATTTTGTTTCCGATTTAAATGTAGGAAACTTTATTAAAAATGCAAGATCTTTTTATCAATCTAAAGGTACTGATGAATCTTTTAGAATTTTATTCAATATTCTTTTTGGAGTAACTCCAAAAATAGTAAATTTAGAAAATTTCTTAATTAAACCTTCTGCTGCACAATATGTAAGAAGAAGAGTTGTTTCTGCAGAAAGAATTTCTGGAGATCCTTCAAAATTAGTTGGACAATCAATTTTCAAATCTACCGATCCTACTACCAGTGCATCAGTATCTGAAATAGAAATATTTACGAAAAGTAATACAAAATATTATAAGATTTCCCTTTTTATTGGTTATGATGATAGATCTGCAATTGAAGGAAACTTTACTATTACGCAGAATACAAAATGTTTAGAAAATATTTCCACAGGATCTTCTATTATCTCAGTTGATTCTACAATTGGATTTAAAGAATCTGGAACTATTGTATCCGGAAATAATATAATAAATTATACAAATAAAACAATTAATCAATTTTTGGGTTGTACAGGTGTAAGTGAAGAAATTAATTCTGCAGATAATATAAGATCTGATGAAATTTATTTTGGATATGAAAATGGGGATACTACTAAAAAAGTAGAATTTAGAATCACCGGGGTACTATCCGAATTTGTACCAGTATCACAATCTTTTAAAGTTTCTGTTGGAGATGAAATTTCAATAAAAAGTCTAGGAGAAATAATTGAAGATACTGGTAGTTCTTATAAAGAAATTTTTGCAAATTCGTGGATCTACAATACAAGTTCAAGATATGAGATAGAAACTTTTAGTGGATCCAAACCAATACTTAAAAGCACTACTAATAAATCAAGTTTAAAAGTAGGAGACACTGTTGAAATTGTAGAAAGATATAGTAATATAGTAAGATATCCAACTACGATCTCAAATGTACCTTATGTAAAATCCATTGACAGTGATTTAAAAACACTTGAATTGAATGATTTTTCATTATCCAATTGGTATAATAATAGCGTAGAATATGATTTGAGAAGAAAGGTTAATAAAGCAAGCAGTTCTACAATTCCTATTGAATATGGCAATGATGCCATTTTATCTGATGTATTGAATGTATATAAGGAAAATGGTGATTATGCATATGTCGCTTCAAATTCCTTTCCATCAAACAATAATAATTTACCAAGACCTTATACTTATCAGATAACTGCAAATACTAGATCTTCAATAGCTATTCAGATATCAGACAAAATTGATGAAAATTATTATAGTACAATAAGTTTTAATGATTCTGTTCCCTTTATTTCTGGAGACAAAGTTTATTATCAACCAAGTTCATCAGTTATTTCTGGATTAGAAACTGGATCTTATTATGTTGAGGTTCAAGAAAATAATAAAAAAATCAAATTGTATGACTCAAGATCTTTTATTGGCAGTAACAATTATGTAAAATATTTAAATTCAACTTTTAATTCACAAAATACTCACAAATTTGTTTTATACTCACAAAAATCTCAAATTATTGGTACTCAAAAACTACTTAAAAAATTTCTATTAGATCCAAATATTCAAAATGGAACTGGAGAATTAACTCAAACAGGTTCAACTGGATTATTAATTAATGGTGTTGAAATTGAAAATTATAAATCAAATGATAAAGTTTATTATGGGCCTTTGTCGTCTGTCAATGTTTTGAATGGTGGAAGTAATTATGATGTTATAAATCCACCATTGGTTACAATTTCTGCTGGATTAGGAATAACTGCATTAGTTCAACCAGTTTTAAGTGGAAACATTCAAAAAGTATTTGTAGATTCTCAAGATTTTGATATTAATACTATTGTATCAATCGCAGTAACGGGGGGTAATGGTAAAGGGGCAGTATTGGAACCCATTTTGAAGAAAAGATATCGAGAAATTTACTTTGATGGGAGATTGTCGCCATCTGGTGGAGTGGATTATACAAATGAAACTATAACATTTTTAAGCAATCATAATTTAAATAATGGCGATAGAGTAATTTATAATTCTAATGGAAACAGTGAAATTGGTGTTGGCTCTTTTGGTGGATCCAATAATGATCAAAATAAAACTTTATCCAACAATTCTGAATATTATATAAAAAAAGAAAGCAACAATACTATCAAATTATATCCATCATTTTCCGAATATTCAGTTGGAATTAATACAATAGGATTTACTGAAGTATACAATTCTGGAATTCACAAGTTTACATCAGTATCTGATAAAAAAACAATATCAGAAATTAAAGTACTTGATGGAGGACAAGGATATCAAAATAGAAAATTAATTGTAGGCCCAAGCGGAGTATCTACTACAAATCATACAATTAATTTTAATAATCATGGATTTGATGAGGGAGATCTTATTGAATATAATTATCAAACAACGGCAATTGTAGGTCTTTCTTCATCATATCAATATTATATTTCAAAATTGGATGATAATTCTTTTAGATTATTTAATGCTGGGATTGGAGGCACAAATCTTTCAAATTATAATAGAAAAAATTACATTAAATTTTCTTCAACAGGATCTGGATATCAATATTTCAAATATCCTGATATTTCAGTTTCAATAACTTATTCTAGAGAGAGTTCTAGTGACTATACTACAATTATAGCAACTCCTGTGGTTAGGGGAAGTATTGTTGACACCTATTTGTATGAAAGTGGTACAGGTTATGGATCAACAATATTGAATTTTCACAAAAAACCGTTAATATCCATAAAGACTGGAAAAGAAGCTCAATTGAAACCAATCATCATTAATGGTACAATTGATTCGGTCAATCTTCAATATGGTGGATATGATTACTATTCTGTCCCAGATTTAATTATAACAGATCCTACCAATTCTGGAATAGGTGCAGAATTGAGACCAGTTATAGTAAATGGAAAAATAACTTCAGTAAAAATTATTAACCCTGGAATAGGGTATTCAACTTCCACATCTATTTTAGTAAAATCTTCAGGTATTAATGCACTTCTTGATGCTAGAGTTAGAAGTTTAACCGCAAATAATAACAAAAAATTTGGGGATGAATTATTACTTGAAAAAAGAGATGGTGATAAGTTAAAGTATTCCGTTTCTGGATACTTTGATACTCTTAGAACTTCTTTTAACGATGTTGGATCAGAGCATTCTCCAATTATTGGATGGTCTTATGATGGCAATCCAATATATGGACCTTATGGATATGAAGATGAAGAAAACTCATCCTCTTCACTAAAAATATTAGAATCTGGTTATGAATTAAATATTGGTAATGTTAAAGATAGACCAAATGGATTTCAAAATGGATTCTTTGTTGAAGACTATACATATACAAATTCTGGTGATTTAGATGAATATAATGGAAGATTTGGAAAAACTCCAGAATTTCCAAATGGAGTTTATGCATATTTTGCCACTCTAGAAAGTCAAACTTTAAAATCAACATTTCCATATTTTATTGGAAATAAGTATAGATCAAATTACATAACAGATAATTCTAATATTGATCAATCATTCGATTTTAATAACTCATCATTACTTAGAAATACTTTTCCATATAAAATTTCCGATAAATATGCAACTAATGATTTTATAATTGAATCGAATGAGTTCTCGGATCAAAAATCTATTATTGAATCAGTAAAGGAAGGATCTATAGAAAATTTCGACATTTTAAATTCTGGATCAGATTATAAAATTAATGATTCCTTAGAATTTGATAATACTGATACATCTGGAGGTGGATTAATTGCAAAAGTATCCTCAATAAAAGGGAAGGAAATTGTAAATATTAACACTTTGATACAAACTTATGATAGTGCTTCTTTTAGTTGGAAAAATGAAAGGGAAGTAAAGGCATTTATCAAACCATATCATACATTATCCAATAGAGATTATATTACAATTTCCGGACTTTCTACTAATCTAAGTCAATTAAATGGATCCTACCAAATAGGAGTTACTTCATATTCATCTTCCTGTATTTCTTCAATAACTTCATCAACAGTAGGATTTTCTACTGAAATTTATGTATCCCAATTACCTTCAGAACCAATATCAGTTGGAAGTAGTATTGTTATTGGTAATGAAACATTAAAAGTTCTGGAAGTATTTAAAAATTTAAATATTTTGAAAGTTCAAAGAGGTTCTAGTGGAGTATCTCACACTGCAACAACACAAATAAATTTCTTGCCAGATTATTTTACATTTACAAATAATACCAATTATTTTGATTCATATCCAACTAATAAAGTTTATTTTAATCCAAAAGAAAGTATTGGAGTTGGTACAGATGTTGGAATTACAAGTTCTATAACTTTTAGTTTTGGAGTCTCTTCAATAACTAGAATAATTCCAACGAAAGGAATTTATATTGAAAATCATCCATTTAAAGATAATCAAAAAGTTATTTTTGAAAAACCTGCAGGAAATCCTCAACTTTCAATATCAACTACATCTAATCTTGCAGATGCGGTTAATTTTCCAAGTTCTGGAAATTCTCAAATAGCATATATTGTAAACAAAAATAAAAATACAATAGGGATAAAAACAAGTATAAATTCTGCAGAAGTATTTTTTACAAGTATTAATGGTGCTGATAACGATGAATATTCTTTTAGTAGTACTTATGATCAAATAATTGGTAATGTAGAAAAAATCAAATCTACGGTTTCAGTTTCCACTTCTCATAATTTGACCAATGGAGATTTAATTAATCTGACTGTTAATCCAAATCTATCAGTTGGTATTGGTACTTCAACCTCAATTTATGTTAAAAGAAACTTAAATGATAATAAAATTCTTATAAATCCCATTGGATTCAACTCGACTGGTATTAGTACACAAACAAATATTATTACAATTAATTCACATAACTTAAATACTGGTGATAAAATCTACTATTCATCAACAGATGTAATTGCATCAGGGTTGTCTACAGGATCATATTTTGTGTATAAAGTTGATAATAATAAGATTAAACTTTCCGAAACATATACTGATTCCAAACTCAATCCACCAGTAGTAGTAAGTATTGCAAGTACCGGTGGAAAATATCAAAATATTTCATTAATAAATTCACAAATAAAATCAGTTAAGAATAATAATTTAGTATTCAAATTATCAGATTCTTCTTTATCTGGATATAAATTTAAAATTTATTATGATCAAGAATTTAAAAATGAATTCGTTTCTACCGCTACAACTTCAGGATTTGCACTAATTGGGGTTGGAACTGTAGGAGTATCTTCAACTGCATCATTAACTATAAAATATGATAATAATTTTCCAACCCAGTTATATTATAATTTAGAAAAATCTGGATACATAAGTACTTCTGATAAAGATGTAAGTAACTATTCGGAAATATTATTTGTTGATAGTCAATATACTAATGCCTATTCTGTTTTTGGTGTAGGAACAACAACTTTCAATATTACATTGAATAAGATTCCAGAAAAATTAACATATTCTCAGGATGAATGCGATGTTCTAGAATATTTCACAACTTCTACATCAGCAAAAGGTCCTATTGATAAGATTAACATCATATCTGGAGGAACTGGATATAAAAAACTTCCATCACTTTCTGGATCTAATTCTGAAGATGGAAAAGATGCTTATATCATTGCAAAATCAAAAACGATAGGATATCCAAAAGAGATTAGAATTATTAATGAAGGTTTTGAATATTCTTGCGATAAAACTTTAAGACCGGATGCTTACATATCGCCATTGATTACAATTGAAAATTCAAATACAATTTCAAAAATTAATATTTTGAACGGAGGAAAAAATTATGTAAAAGTACCTTCTATTATAATTGTTGATTCGGAAACTGGAGAAAAGATAGATAATGGAATTCTAGAAGCATCTTTATCTGGAGGTTCTATTAATAAAGTAAATATTATTCAAGAACCAAAAGGATTGCCATCAACGACGGTAAAATTATTTGCTACAAATAATACTAATGGTGTTAGTATTCAAAAAGTTGAATCCTCATCTACAGGTATTTTTACATGTGCAATAACTACTCCAAGTTTAGGATTTAGTACAAATCCATTTAGTATTGGTGATAAAGTTTTTGTTGAAGGTATACAAAAACAAAGTTCTACCGGAACAGGATTTAATTCTGAAGATTATAATTATGAATTTTTTACCGTTAGTGGTTATGATAATTCACAACTTCTTGATAGGGTTACATTTAATATTTCTGGATTAACAACAAATACTGGAATAGCAAAAACTATTCAAGATTCGGTTGGAAGCATTATACAATATGACAACTATCCAAATTTTGAAATTATACAGAAAATATCTTATTTCAGAAATGGTGAAAAAATTATTTCTAATGGAATTGAGAGGGATTTAATTATCTCAAATTATGAAAATAATTTTATTAAAGTGTATGGTACATATAATTTATCATTAGGTGAAATTATTATAGGAAAAGAAACTGGAAATATTGCAACCATAAGTAAAATAGAACCAAATTTGGGAAGATTTAAAATTGATTATGCAGTAGAAAAGCAAAGCGGATGGGCAAATAATATTGGAAAATTGAATGAAGATACACAATCAATTTCTGACAATGATTATTATCAAAATCTTTCATATACTATAAAAAGTCCCATTGAATATGATAATCTAAAAACATCCGTAAATAATTTACTTCATACCAGCGGATTGAAAAATTTTGCAGATACCCAAATCATATCTAAAGGTAAATCTGGAATAAAATCAACTTCGCAATATTTAGATGTTATTAATAATATAGTAGAAGAAAGTAAAGTAGATACAATTTATAATTTTGATTTAGTTAAAGATATTGATACAGTAAATAATTTCTCAAAGTTTATAAAATTAAAAAATAAAAAATTATCCGACTATATTCAATGCATAAGTAATAGAGTTTTAAAAATAGATGATATAAGTAAAAAGTTTTCTGATATTGATGGAAATCCATTAACATCCGTAAATATTTTTAAATTAAATCCTTCAAATTCGTACAATGAATTACTTTTTAGGGTTTCTAATACTTCATATACACAAATTCAATTGACGGAATTGATATTGTTGAATAATGGTATTGATAATTTATTATTCGAACAAGCAACATTAACTGGTGTGGGAGCAGGGATTACTCATATTTCTGGAGAACAACTTGGAGAATTTTCAATTTATGAGAATGAAACTGGTGAAAATTATATTCAGTTTGTTCCAACAAATCCGTATGATATTGATTATGATATTAAATTGATTCGTAGCAAATTTAATTCATCCACTGCAGGAATTGGAACTACATCCATAGGATTTGTAAATTTGACTGGATCAATAACAACTTCAAGATCAGGAACAACAACTTCTATTATTTCTATTCCAGCACATAAATTCGAATCTTTATGTGCAAATGTACAAATAATCGACAATTTGACCAATCAAATGAATTTTGTAAATGTTTATCTAAACTATGACGGAATTGATAATACTTACATTTCAGAATATTATTTCGATTCAGAATCTTCAACAAATAATTATTCTGGTAATTTAATTGGAACTTTTGGTGCTAGTATTTCATCTGGAATAATATCTCTAAATTACACCAATAATTCATCAAACTTAGTCAGAATTAATTCAAAAATTGTTGGATTTGGAACAACTGCTGTTGGAGTAGGAACTTATAGATTTAAATTACCTGGAGAAATAGATGGTCTTGAGCAGACTGCAATGTATGAATCAAAGTATCTAAAAAATGTTTCTTCAGCATCTACAACTTTAACAACCTTAGATAAATTTAGGTTTAATGCAATTAAATCTTTTGTTAAAGTGAGTATGGGATCCACTAGTGCTTTACATAAGATTCTATTGGTTCAAGATAAAACAAATTTCTATATTCAACAATCTGCATTTCTTTCAGCTGAAGGAGTATCAGGAATAGGGACATTAGGAATAGGAACATTTGGGGCAGAATATTCTGGTAATAATTTTCAATTTAAATTCTATAAAGATTCAAATATAAATTCAAGCATTGATATTCTTTCATTCAATCAATGCTTATATACTGATGCAAATTTTGACAATATTCCACCAAATCTTTCTTATGGAAAAATCGATGAATCTTTTGAAATTATTACCTATAATGCAATTAATGGGAATAGAATTTCAAGATTAGATTTTGATTTGAAAACTGAGGAAACACCAATATTTGCAAAAACTTTTGATCCTACTGATAGTGGAGTTTTAAATCTTTCTACTGGCAAATTTACGATTCCCAATCACTTCTTTAGTAATGCTGAAAGATTAATTTATACTCCAAAATCTACATTTATTGGAATTGGTGAAAGTGCTGTAGGAATAGGATCTACATTAAATTCTGCCGGAATTGTGACTAATAGATTACCATCAGAACTGTATGTAATCAAAATTTCTGAAGATACATTCAAATTATCAACTAGAAGGGATTATGCATTATTGGGAATAGGTGTAACATTCACTTCTTATGGACTAGGAAATGCTCACCAACTCGAAATGTATCACAAAAATAATAAATCAATAATCACTGTAGATAATATTGCACAATATCCATTATCATATACGCCAATAAATTATAGTCTTACTGGCAATGGTGGGCAAATTAATGCCACTTCAACTATATTTTCTTTGAGTGGAATTTCATCAATAGTACCAAGAGATATACTTAGAGTTGACAATGAGTATATGAAAGTCATCTCTGTTGGACTTGGTACTACAAGTATTGGTCCTGTTACTAATTCAGGATCATTTTCATTAGTTGAAGTTTCCAGAGGTTTTGTTGGGTCATCTGCAACTACTCATGCCGATACTACGGGAATTGCAACAATTTATAAAGGATCTTATAATATTGTTGGGAGTCAAATTTTCTTTACGGAAGCTCCAAGAGGAAATCCACAATTAAACATCGATAGAGGTAATCTATCATATGAAACTTCAGATTTTTCTGGAAGAGTATTTTTAAGAAACGATTATAGTACAAATCAAATTTATGACGACATATCTTACAAATTTACTGGAATAGGAAGAACCTTTACATTAACCAATCAAGGAATTAGTACTGTAGGACTGGGATCTACTGGAGGAAATGGAATTCTCTTTATAAATGGTATTTTCCAAACTCCAACAACAGATAATAATCCAGAAAATAATTTTAGAATTGTTGAGAATTCTGGAACAACTAGTGTTATATTTTCTGGGATACAAGATCCAAATAGTGGAAATTTTGTTACTTCCGAATTTGATATAAATCAAAATCAAACTCCAAGAGGAGGAATAATTGTTTCTCTTGGATCATCACTTGGATTGGGATATGCACCTCTTGTAGGAGCAGCAGTAACTGCCGTAGTTGGTGCTGGTGGTAGCATTGTATCAGTTGGTCTAGGGACTACTGACAATCTTGGTTCTGGATATAATGGTATTGTTTCAATAGGAGTATCTGTATATCAAAGTGGACATAATGGTACACCAGCAGTAATATCTGCATCTGTTGGAGCAGGGGGAACATTATCTTTTAGAATTATTGGTGCAGGTGGAAATGGATATACAAATCCAAAAATATTAGTTTCTCCACCATCCTACGAAAATCTGGAAGTTATTGGCGTATCTAGATTGGGAATTGGAACAACTACCACTACTGGAATTGGATTATTACTCACAGTTGATGTTGATGCTGGTATCACTTCCTCTATTGGAATTGGATCTACTTATTTTGGAGTATCGTCATTTAAAATTTCTAGACAAGGATACTCATTTAATCCTGGGGATGTATTTAAACCTGTTGGATTGGTTACTGATAAAAGGTTGGTATCTCCAATATCCGAATTTAAATTAACAGTTGTTGATACATTCTCAGATTCCTTTGCGGCTTGGCAATTTGGTGAATTTGATTATATAGATTCAATAAAAAATTATCAAGATGGAATAAGAACTAGATTCCCATTGTATTATAATTCGGAGTTACTTAGTTTTGAAAAATTAGAAAATTCTACATTAAATTTAAATAATTTATTATTCATTGTTATTAATGGTATTATTCAAGAACCTGGAGTCTCATATCAATTTGAAGGGGGAACATCCTTTATATTTACTGCTGCACCAAAACCAGAAGATAAAATTGCAATATTCTTCTATAGAGGAACTAGGGGATCTGATAGTAAACTTGTTTTAGATGTACCCGAAACTATAAAAAGAGGTGATACTGTTCAAATATTCAAAAGAAATGATATAAAAGGAACAGTATCTCAAAATAAAAGAACAGTATTTGATTTGACCTATTCCGATAAATTTGAAACCAATTTGTACTCTGATCAAGGTGTGGATACGATTAATAATAAACCAATGAGTTGGACTAAACAAAAAAAGGATAGTTTTATTAATGGTGAAATAGTTTATAAATCTAGAGATTCTATTGAATCATTAGTTTATCCAACTGCAAAAATAATTAAAGATTTTTCAACTACTGATGGAGAGATTTTTGTTGATAATGCACTATTCTTTAATTATGAAGATATGAACATAGCATCTATAAAATTTGATGCTATGATTATTGACCCAGATTCTGTAAATACTGTTGGATTAACTACAAATTTCAAAAAAGAAGTTATAAAGAATATCTCTTCAGTCAAAGGTTCTTCAGGAATCATTACTGGTATAACTACAACATCTGGAATAGGTGCTCCTTTAGCACTTAAATTTTATTTAAATACCACTGTTGGGGTAGCGATGAGTGCAGCAGTCAATTATCCAGTTTATATTTTCAATACAAGTATTGGAACAGGACTTACTTCAATCTATACTTCAGATTCTTCAGTTGTTGGAATTGGAAATACTTTCTTAGATAACATTTATAATGTTAGTGCATATTCTTATGTTTCAGAAACTGTTGGAATTATTACTTGTAATATACTATCCACAACTTCTACAGTAGGTCTTACAACTTCCGGATCTGTGGTTGGAAATTTCTCTTGGGGTAGAATGTCTGGATTTTCCAGATCTAGTTCACCAATTTCAATAGGTGTTAGTGGAAAAACAGTTGATGTTGGATACGGATTGTCAACTTTTTCAACAATTCAGAGAAGAAGTACTCCCGAGCAAGGTATTGGTATAAGGGGAACTGGATCATTACCCAAAAATGGATTATAAATATAGAAAAAACTAGTAATATGTCTGCAGTTGTAACAGATCAATTTAGAATTTTAAATGCAAGTAATTTTGTGGACTCTGTGTCAGATTCCACAAATGCATATTATGTTTTTCTTGGATTGACAAACCCTACGCAAGTTGGATTTGGGAGAACTACTGATTGGGATACTGATCCACCAACACCAGTTGATAATTTGGATTATCTATCCCATTATCATGATACTTCAATTTTCGGAAAAAGAATTGTAAACTCAAATATTAGAAGAATTATAAGAAAAAACGAATGGATTTCTAACACAAAGTATGAAATGTATAGACATGATTATAGCATTTCAAATAGAAGTCCATTAACTGATTCTAGTAGACTTTATGATGCAAATTATTATATTATTAATAGCGATTACAGAGTTTACATTTGTATTGATAATGGATCTTCAGGTATAAATCCATCGGTTAATGGATCTTTAGATGAACCAAAATTTACAGATGCAGAACCGTCTTCAGCTGGAGAAAGTGGAGACGGTTATATTTGGAAATATCTTTTTACTATTTCACCATCAGATGTGATTAAATTTGATTCTACAGAATATATTGTTGTCCCCAATAACTGGGATAAATCTATCTTGGAGCTCCAGACGCTTGGAGAAGATGAAATAGTTAGAGTTAAAACCAATGGCGATTCTACTGCCAATAATAATCAAATTAAAAAAGTTTATATTGAAAACGGTGGAAGTGGATATAGTACTAAAACTTGCGATATTCTTGGTGATGGTACAGGAGGTACAGTTTTAGTTGAAGCTGAAAATGGTGTGATAGTTTCAACCACTGTCGTTACTGGAGGTAGTGGTTACACTTATGGTATAGTTGATTTGGGATCTATTCAACCTTCAACTATTACCACTCCTGCAAAACTTATACCAATTATTCCCCCCTCTAAAGGCCATGGATATGATATTTATAAAGAATTGGGCACAGATAAAGTTTTAATTTATGCTAGATTTGATGATTCTACTAAGGATTTTCCAACAGACACTAGTTTTTCGCAAATTGGTATCTTAAAAAATCCAACTGTATATGGCAGTAATCAAATTTTTAATGATAATCAATATTCATCACTATATTCAATAAAATTGTCTAGTGGAACTCCTACAATTGGACAAAAAATTACACAATCAATTTCTGGAGTTGGAACTGCAAGAGGATATGTTGCTTCCTATGATAGTGAAACTAAAGTTTTAAAATATTATCGAGATAGATCATTATTTTTCGGATCTACTGGTAATAGTGATCAGACAGATTATAATGATGTAAGTGACGATTCAAAAGTATTGTCATTTAGTTCATCTGGGGGATCTATTGACAATTTTTCTGGATCTATTGATGTATCTTTTGGAAATCCTACTCCCACAAATAAAGTTACTGTAGGAAATAAAGTCATAGACTTAGGTGTTACTTTTACAAATGGACTGGCAAATCCTGAGATAAATAAATCATCGGGAGATATTATTTACATCGATAATAGACCTCTAGTTTCTAGAAGTTCACGACAAAAAGAAGACATTAAAATTATCCTGGAATTTTAAAGAAAAATGGCACAGAAAACAAATTTAAATGTTAGTCCATATTATGATGATTTTAATTCTGAGAAGAATTATTATAAAGTTTTATTTAATCCAGGGCGCCCAGTTCAAGCTAGAGAATTAACGACTTTTCAATCGATTCTTCAAAATCAAATAGAATCTTTTGGTAGTCATATGTTTAAAGAGGGATCAATGGTGATTCCAGGTAATATAGGGTATGATGGTCAATATTACTCAGTAAAACTCAATCCTACTAGTTTTGGTATTGATGTTTCAGTATATATTAATTCTTTTGTAGGCAAAAAAATAACCGGACAATCTTCAGGAACAACTGCAATTATTCAATATGTTGCATTGCCTGATGAAAATAATGTAACCGATTTAACAATATATGTAAAATACTTAGATTCTGACAATAATTTTAAATTTAATGCATTTGAAGATGGGGAATCTTTGTCTGCAAATGAAACTATAGTATATGGAAACACTACAATTAATTCTGGAACTCCTTTTGCATCATTAATATCAACAAATGCAACTTCTATAGGATCAGCAGTTTCAATTGCAAATGGTGTATATTTTGTTAGAGGATATTTTGCTAATGTCGAATCTGACACATTAATTCTCGATCATTATACAAATACACCATCATATAGAGTTGGTTTAAAAATTGATGAATTAATTATAACTTCTAAAGATGATTCATCATTACATGATAATGCAAAGGGGTTTACAAACTATGCAGCTCCTGGTGCAGATAGATTTAAGATTAATTTGTCTCTAACCAAAAAACTTTTAACAGATACTAATGATACAGATTTTATTGAATTATTAAGAGTTCAAGATGGAAAGATCAAAAAAATTGAAACACAAACTCAATATTCTCTAATAAAGGATTATTTTGCACAAAGAACTTATGATGAATCTGGAGATTATTCAGTAAACCCATTTATTCCTTCAGTACATAATTCACTAAACAATAGACTTGGAAATAATGGAATATTCTTCAGTAATGAAAAAACTGATCAAGGAAATACACCATCTGATGATTTGTTGTGTGTAAAAATATCTCCAGGAAAATGTTATGTTAAAGGATATGATGTAACTACAACTGGAACAACAATTCTTGATGTTGATAAACCAAGGGATAAGGAAATTATAACTACAGCAAACATACCATTTGAGATGGGAAATCTTCTGAGAGTTAATAATCTTTCAGGAAATCCAAAATTCAATAGAACTATAGATCTTTATGATTTGAGAAAAAATTCAATTTCATCTCCAAATGGTACAAAAATTGGAGATGCTAGAGTATATACACTGAATTTAACAGATGCCACATATTCAAATGCATCCACAAAATGGGATTTATACTTATATGATATTCAAACATATACTAAAATAACATTAAATTCTTCAGTATCTTCTTCTGAAGTAAAGAAAACTTCATTTATTAAAGGAAAAAGCAGCGGTGCAAGTGGATATGCTACCGCCGATGGAAGTGGATCTGAAACAATATATTTGCGCCAAACTTCGGGATCATTTTCTGTTGGCGAACAAATTCAACTTGATGGAGTAGACTTCCCAAGAACAATTAAATCAGTTCAAACATACTCTACAGATGACATCAAATCAGTTTATCAATCTACTCTTACATCTGGGTACACAAGAGCATTTATTGCAGATTCTTACCTTGAAAAATTTCCTTTACCAAATGGAGTAATATCAGTAAATATTGATGGAAGCACCGGAAATACAACTGCTAATGGATCAGTTTTTACTGGAATAAAAGTAGGAAGTATTGTTAGATATCAAGAATCTGGATCCGGAATTACTTCAGAAACATTTAATAGAGTAACTAGTGTCTCTTCCGATGGACTTTCAATTACACTTGGAATTACTACCGGAGTTTCCAATGTATGTGAAGGAAGTCTTCCATCCACTGGACAATATAATGTTTCAATTGGAGCACCAACTATAAGAAATAATAGTTCTGGATTTTTGTATGCAGAACTGCCAGATAAAAATATTGCATCTGTTAATTTATCCGGATCTAATCTGTCAATTTCTTCACAAATAGTAAAAAATGTATCTTCCAGTAGTTTAACTTTTACTACTTCAGATTTTGGAATGACCAATTTATTTTTTCAAGCATTTGATGAGGAAAGATATTCACTTCATTATGATAGTGGTGCAGTAGAACCACTGACACCTGATAAATTTATCTTATCACAAGATTTAACTACTGCAACTTTAACTAATTTAACTTCAAGTGGGGATGCTGTAGTTAATGCATCATTGATTAAAAATGGGATTACCAGCAAGAAAAAGGAATATAGTAGAAGTCGCACAGTCAATATAACATTGTCAAAATATCCACAATCTGGAAGTAATGTTAGTTCAACAATTAATGATGGATTGACATATAATAGATTTTATGGTTTAAGAGTTCAAGACGAACAGATTTGTTTAAATTATCCTGATGTAGCAAAAGTACTTGCAATTTACGAGTCTTTTGACACTAGTTCTCCAACATTAGATCAAATTGAATTCAGTGCTAGCGCAAATGTAAGTTCAAATGCAATAATTGGTGAAAATATACTGGGAAATTCAAGTAAAGCAGTAGCAAGAATTGTCACAAAACCATCCACAAATATTTTAGGAGTTGTATATTTAAATGAAAATAAATTCTCTGCTGGGGAATCTGTATCATTTGAAGAATCAAATATTACTACAGATATTGTATCAATAACAGAAGGAAAGTATAAAAATTTAACAACTTCATATAAGTTGGACAAGGGACAGAAAGAACAATATTATGATTATTCTAGAATTATTAGAAATGATAATAATATAGAACCTTCTAAACAATTGCTAGTAGTATTTGACCATTATACTGTACCAACAAGTGATTCTGGAGATGTATTTACAGTACTAAGTTATGATGAACAGAGATTTTCAACTGATGTACCTTTCATTGGATCGAAAGGTGTTAGATGCTCAGATACTTTAGATTTTAGACCAAGAGTTCCAGTATTTTCTTCAACAACTAAATCACCATTCGATTTTGAGTCTAGAGTTTTTACCAATGATCCTAAAATTACTCTATCTCCAAATGAAAGTTCTTTGATTGGATATGATTATTATTTACCAAGAATTGATAAATTATATGTAAATAAATTTGGAATTTTATTACTACAAAAAGGTGTTTCTGCAAAATCACCAAAACCTCCCACAAAAAATGACGATGTAATGGAAATTGCAACCATTACTTTACCACCATATCTTTACAATCCTTCAGATGCAAAAATAACTCTTGTTGATAACAGAAGATATACTATGCGAGACATTGGTTCAATTGAAAATAGAGTAGGTAATTTGGAAAGAGTTACTTCTTTAACATTACTCGAATCTTCAACTGCATCACTTCAAATTCAAGACGCACAAGGAAGGGATAGATTCAAAACTGGATTTTTTGTGGATGATTTTAAAAATTATAGTTTCGTCAATATGGACATATCCAGAATTCAAGTATCACAATCTGGATCATCTATTGGTGGCAATGAACTAAGACCTATCATAAGTAGAAATAGTCTCAAAAGTCAGTTAGCACCTGCAAGAGATTTAATTGATGAAGAATTGGATTTGTCATCCAATTTTGAATTATTGGATTCAAATGTACAAAAAACTGGTAAGGTTGTAACTTTGAAGTATAATTCTGTTGGGTGGATAGAACAACCTTTTGCAACTACACAAGAAAATGTAAATCCATTTCATATTTTGGAGTATATTGGAAGTATAAAACTTACTCCTGAGGAAGATCGTTGGGTTAGAACTGTACAATTGGCAGATAGACAGGTTTCTGTATCAGTAAATCTTAAATTAGATCTTGGGATTGCCAATTTACAAGATGTTAATACAACAGGAGAATCTACAGGTAGTGGGTCTCGTGTAAGATATGAAACTGAAGTATTTGATCGTAGTAAAGTGGTAACAAATAGTTCTTCCAGTGCAAGTGCAACTTCGGAAAGAATATTTTTAGGATCTTCTGCAGAACAATATATGAGATCCAGAAATACTGAATTTTCGGTATCCGCTTTGAAGGCAAAAACACAATTTTATCATTTTCTTGATGGGAATAGTGCTGTCGATTTTCTACCAAAACTTTTGGAGATAGCAAATGATAGTACATTGCAAAATTATGGATCATCAAAGCAATTTGATGTTGGGGAAACTGTAATCGGAACTTACGGTGGACAAGATTTAATTACTTTTAGAGTTGCTTCGGGAGATCATAAGTATGGGCAATTTAATTCTCCATCTAAAACATACCAAATAAATCCATATTTTCCAGATGAAAAATTATCTTCTACATATAGTTCTTCATCAAAAGTTTTAAATATTGATACTTACTCTTTATGTGAAGAAGCACAAGGAAAATATTATGGATATGTAGTAAAGGGTATGAGATTAGTTGGGCAAACAAGTGGAGCAGTTGCTTATGTAAAGGATCTTAGATTAGTTACTGATAATTATGGAGATTTAATCGGAACATTTTTCTTAAAAGATCCCAATACAGATCCTGCTCCTACAGTAAGAATTAATACTGGCAAGAAAACATTCAAATTAAATTCAAGTGCTACCAATGAAGCCCCACTTCCAGGAAATAAGGATCTTTCCAGTGCAGAAGCACTTTATAGTTCAGAAGGAACAGTTGAAACTTTTGAAAATGTGATTACTACTACAACAACTAATGTTGAAACTACACAAACTCAAGTATGGAAAGAAAATGTAACTCACGCCAGATATTATGATCCTCTAGCGCAGACTTTTGCTGTCGGTGGTAAAATAGAGGCACCTTCTGCTATTAATACAAATGATGATTCAAATGGTGCATTCGTAACAGCAGTTGATTTGTATTTTGCCACAAAGGATAGTGGAAATAATCCAGTAACAGTTCAAATAAGAACTGTAGAGTTTGGAACACCAACAAGAATTGTTCTTGGAACTCCCGCTGTACTAAGACCTGAGGATATTTCAATTTCAGACAATGCAGAAGTTGCAACTCATGTAGTATTTCCAGAACCAATTTATCTTCCTCCAGGAAAACAATATGCAATTGTAGTTATTGCTGACACTAGTGATAAGTATTACTTATGGACTGCAATAATGAAAAAACCGACAGTTAATACAGCATCTTTACCAAATGCTGATCAAGTTACATATAGTAGACAATTTTCTCTTGGTAGATTATATAAATCACAAAATGGTGCAGAATGGACTCCAAGTGATGATCAAGATTTGAAATTTAAACTTTATAAGGCAGAATTTACATCAGATACTGGAACAGCATTTTTCTATAATCCAACATTAGATGAAAGTAATGGATATGTTCAAAAATTGAATAACAATTCATTAACAACATTGCCAAAAACTGCTACTATCGGCATTACAACTTCATATATTCTTTCTAATATACTAACACCAGGAAGAAAAGTTGGAGAAAATACAATTACATATCGATATGGGACTATTGTTGGTACTGGAAGTTCAGTTTCTTCTGTAGGACTTACTACTGGTGGAAAAAATTATATTACTGATAGTAATGTAGGAACCTTCAATATTACTGGAAAAGGGTCTGGTTTAACTTTAAATATTACGGCATCCAATGGGGTGATTGGAGGAAATCCAATTATTGTATCTAGTGGTCATGGATATGCAATTGGAGATGTTGTTGGTATTGTTACATCAACTGTAAGCAACAACTCTGGTACGGACGCAAGAATTACTATTACTGGAAATAGTAGTAGTATTGATACTTTATATCTTACCGGTGTTCAAGCAGAAGATTTTACTAAAAATGGAAGTGCAAACTTAGTATACTATAATGATTCTGGAACTAGGGTTTCTCTTGCCAATACTTACATAACCAGTTCTTCAGTAACCCCACAAACAAGTCCAACAGATACAAATTCTGGAAATTTCTTAAAAGTTGATCATTTTGATCATGGAATGTATTCAAATACAAATCAATTAACTCTCAAAAATGTTCAATCCAGTACTTCTCCAGTTGTATTGACTTCCGAGTTACTTGCAGAAAATATAACTTCAATTAGTATTGGTGCTGGTGACACAACAAATTTTGCAACTTTTGAAGGAATTTCAGTAAGTCCAACTAATCCAGGATATGTAAAAATCAATAATGAAATTGTTAGTTATAGTAATGTTAGTGCCAGCGGTGTTTTAACTATAGTTTCTGGAGGAAGAGGAATTGATTCAACGATTGTTTCTACTCATCCAATTAATAGTTTAATGTATAAGTATGAATTAAATGGAATTTCATTAAGAAGAATTAATAAAACCCATGACATCAGTGATCTTGATATTGGACTAGATGGTTATTATCTAGAAATTGATACATCAGCAAATGGAAATGGTATAAATCGAAGTACTGATGGATCTTTTACAAGTGCTCCTCAACTTTCATTTGCAAGTCAACAAACTGCTGGGGGTTCTGGAGTTTTTGCAACAGAAAATATTCAATTTAATGCCTTAGTACCAACTTATGATATTTTAACTCCCGGATCCACAACTTTTGTAAATGCAAATATTAGATCTGTAACTGGAACTAGTATAGGTGGAAATGAAACTTCATTCTTGGATGTTGGATTTGAACCAGTACAATTGGGACAATTGAATAATTTAAATTCCACAAGAATTGTATGCTCCAAAGTAAATGAATCTATAAAATTAACAAATTTACCAAGAAATAAATCATTCACTACAGGAATAACATTTTCTACAAAAGATAAAAATTTATCTCCAGTATTATTTACTGATATTGCATTTACAGAATTTTATAGTAATAGAATTGATAGTCCAATTTCAGATTATGCCTCTGATGAACGAGTTAATTCTATATCCTATGATCCTCATGTTGCAGCATATGTTTCAAAAACAATTTCATTGAGTAATCCAGCAAAATGCCTAAAAGTTATTTTATCTGCATATCGTCACAAATCTTCAGATTTTAGAGTTCTTTATAGTTTAGATAGAGCAGATTCTAGTGAAATCTCCCAATCATTTGAACTTTTTCCAGGATATGATAATCTTAGGTATAATGATAATAATCAATATATTTCTATAGATTCATCCAAAAATAATGGAAGACCAGATATTAATGTACCTTCAAGTTTAAATGAGGAATTTAGAGAATATGAATTTACCGCAGATAATCTTGATTTATTCATTGGATATAGAATTAAAATTGTGATGTCGGGAACAAATCAAGCTTATGTTCCCAGAATTAAACAACTTAGAACACTGGCAGTAAGATGATAAAAGTTGAAGGATATCCCAGTTTATATCGGGATGAACAAACTGGCGCTATTATTAATCAAGATACAATAGCATATAATAATTATGTAAATTCTCTTCGTAAAAGAGATTCTCAAGAGAGAGAAATTGATAAAATAAAAAATGATATAAATGAGATAAAATCTTTATTAAAACAATTGCTTGAAAAAAATGGATCCATCTAAGATAGAACTTAGTTCAATATCAAAACTTTTTGAATATGAAAAAATTTCAAGAGAAATAGAAAATTGTGAAGATGTTGAAGTTTTAAAAAATATTTCTAAATCTTATGTAAAACTTTATTTTGCTCAACAAGAATGCTTATTGAGTTTGAATATTAACACATAATATAAATAAAAAAGAGATCTGGTATTGTATAAATGGCTGCAGTATATGTTAGCAATCTAGTTATTAATGCTGGAGCAGATTTTATTCAAGTTTTTACCTTAGAAAGTATCTCTACAAATTCAGTTTTGGATTTGTCTACTTATACGATTACCTCACAAATGCGAAAGCATTCTGCTAGTTCATCTTCAATTAACTTTACTTCTACAATAGTAAATCCATCTGAAGGTACTATAAGAATTGGATTGACTAGTACAACTACAAAAAGTATAAAACCAGGAAGATATATTTATGATGTTAATGCATATAATTCTTCTGATGGAACTACATCTAGAGTAATTGAAGGAATGGTTTTAGTGAGGGAAGGAGTAACTAGATAATGGCAGATATAAGAGTAAGAGTTGGACAACCAGATTTACATGTAAATGTAGGGCAACAAGATGCTATAAAAGTATTGGCATCCAATACTGCTATCGTTGGTGGAATTTCAACATCCGCTCTTAAGGCAGATTTTGCTACTACTGCAGGTATTGCAACTTTTGCAACAAAATCTGGCATAGCAACATCGGTAATTGGTGGTATATCTTCAGTTACTCAACTTTATGTAAGTGGCATATCAACTTTTGTTGGTGTATCCACATTTGTTGGTGATGTATATTTCAGTGGCAATATTGTTGGAAATTTAACTACGATAGATGGGGGATCATTCTGATGGCAAAACCAGCAAGCAGACAACAATTGATAGATTACTGCCTAAGGCGCCTGGGTGCTCCTGTATTGGAAATAAATGTGGATGAGGATCAAATAGATGATTTAGTTGACGATGCCCTTCAGTACTTCCATGAGAGGCACTTTGATGGTGTTGAGAGAATGTATTTAAAATATAAAATAACTCAAGCAGATTTAGATAGGGGTCAGGGTAAAGGTACTAATGGAGTTGGAATTGTAACCACTACAGGATCTGCAAATATTAGTGGAATTGGTACTACAACTTTTAATTTTTATGAGACTTCTAATTTTATTCAAATTCCAGATTCAATAATTGGAATTGAAAAAATATATAAATTTGATACTAGCGACATTTCTGGAGGAATGTTTAGTATTAAATATCAGTTATTTTTAAATGATCTATATTATTTCAATTCTGTTGAACTTCTACAATACGCCATGGTTAAATCGTATTTGGAAGATATTGATTTTCTATTAAAAACTGATAAGCAGATACGATTTAATAAAAGACAAAATAGAATGTATTTGGACATTGATTGGGGAGCACAAAAGGCAGGTACATTTTTTGTAATTGATTGTTATAGAATTTTAGATCCAAATGATTTTACTAAAGTTTATAATGATAGTTTTCTCAAAAAATATCTTACAGCACTAATTAAAAGGCAATGGGGACAAAATCTCATTAAATTTAGAGGTGTCAAATTGCCAGGTGGTATTGAATTAAATGGTAGGGAAATATATGATGATGCAGAAAGAGAGATATCAGCAATAACAGAAAGAATGTCAATGGACTACGAACTTCCACCTTACGATTTTATTGGATAATGGCACTCAATCCCTTTTTCTTACAAGGATCTCCAGGAGAACAAAGACTCGTTCAAGAGTTGATTAATGAGCAATTGAAGATTTATGGTGTCGAAGTATTATACATTCCTAGAAAATTTGTAAGACAAGAAACTATCATAAGAGAAGTTACTTCTTCAAGATTTGATGATAACTTTGCTCTAGAGGCATATGTAAGTAATTATGATGGATATGCAGGATCTGGAGATATTTTAACTAAGTTTGGAATGAGTCTAAAAGATGAATTAACGATTATCATTTCAAGAGAAAGATTTGAAGATTTTATAGCACCATTTTTAGATAGTATGGATAATGATGAAATTATATTATCTACAAGACCAAGAGAAGGGGATATTATATATTTTCCATTAGGTAAAAGATTATTTGAGGTTAAATTTGTTGAACATGAGCAACCATTCTACCAATTAGGAAAAACTTATGTTTATGAATTAAGATGTGAACTCTTCGAATATGAGGATGAGATAGGAGGGTTTAGTGATGTAAATTCTGTTGTAGAAGAAATAGATGGAACTTTACAGAATCAAGGGTATATTACATCACTCCAACTGTTTGCAAGTAATCAAACAGCAACTGCAGATTCGATTGGAATTTCTTCTGGATATGTTAGAAGAGTTATTTTAAATAATGATGGTTATGGATACACACAAACTCCAACCATTTCATTTACACCTGCACCTGCTGGTGGACAAAATGCAACTGCAATCGCAATTACTACCTGTAAGGGAGGTGTTTGTTCCATTAAAGAAATACTATTAACTAGCTCTGGATCTGGTTATACTGTAGCACCAACAGTTTCAATTATTGGTATTGGATCTGGATCTGAAGCAATATGTGAAATAATTACTCAACCATATGGACTAAGGTCTGTAGGAGTTACTACTGCTGGTTCTGGTTATGTAAATTCTCCAGTTGTTATCAGTAGTTCTCCAACTTCACTAAGTGGTATTATAACAGCTAAAGTTAGAGCATTTGTTGGAAATGGTGGTGACATAGACTTTTTTGCTATTGAAGATGCAGGAAAAGGATATGAAGGCACACCTACTATTACTATAGCACCACCACCATTGGTAACTGGAATTGGTACATATGCATTCAATGAGATTGTAACTGGATCTATTTCTGGCACTACAGCAAGAGTTAAATCCTGGTATAAAAATTCTTCTGTTCTTGAAGTTGGAGTTATTGATGGAGCATTTATTGCTGGAGAAGCAATCGTTGGATCTGCATCATCAGCAAGATATACACTTAAAAATACTTCTAAAAGTCAATCTGCAGATAAATATGAACAAAATGATGAAATTGAAAATGAGGCAGATCTCATTGTAGATTTTTCAGAATCAAATCCATTCGGTAACTATTAATGTTAGGAACTTACTATTATCATCAGATTATAAGAAAAACAATCATTGCGTTCGGTACAGTTTTTAATCAAATTTATATTAAACACCAAGATGCTAATGATAACATTTATAGTGAACTACGAGTACCATTGGCATATGGTCCAACACAAAAATTTCTTGCGCGTTTAACTCAACAAGCAGATTTAAACAAACCGGTACAAATTACTTTGCCCAGAATGTCATTTGAGATGACTTCTATAAGATATGATTCTTCAAGAAAGGCAAGTGTAACTCAATCTTTTAAGGCATCTGATGGGCAAAATTTAAAAAAAGTTTATATGCCTGTTCCATACAACATCGGATTTCAACTTAATATTATGTGTAAATTGAATGATGATGTATTACAAATCATAGAACAAATTCTTCCTTATTTTCAACCAGCATTTACATTGACAGTAGACCTTGTAGATTCAATTGGAGAAAAAAGAGACATTCCCCTAAATTTGGATGATATCTCATTTAAAGATGATTATGAGGGAGATTTTTCTGAAAGAAGGTCTTTAATTTACACTTTAAATTTCACTGCAAAAACATATCTATTTGGACCCATTTCCAATACTACGGATGGACTTATTCGTAAGGTACAAGTTGATACATATACTAGTACAGATACAGTAAATGCGAAGAGAGAAATGAGATATACCGTTGTTCCAGAACCTATTGATGCAGGTCCAGATGATGATTTTGGATTCAATGAAAATTGGGAGTTCTTTAACGATTCCAAGTCTTATAGTCCAAATCAACAAACAGATATTTAATGGTCAATTAATATGGTAAATGATTTTGAGTCTATTGATAAAGCACTGAATACTGAAAGTAATATTGTCGAAGTTGAATCGAAAACAACAGATATTAAAGTAATAAAAACAACACCTGATGATGTTCAAAAGGATTATGAGTACAGTAGAGCACAATTGTACTCACTTATTGAAAAGGGACAAGAAACTTTAAATGGAATTATGGAACTGGCAGCAGAAACTGCCAGTCCAAGAGCATATGAGGTTGCTGGTCAAATTTTAAAAAGTGTTGGAGATACTGCAGATAAATTAATTGATCTTCAAAAGAAAATGAGGGGAATTGAAGATGATAATGCTAAAACTACTAACAATGTCACAAATAATGCTGTATTTGTTGGTTCAACTTCAGAATTACAAAAATTACTCAAACAAGGTTTTCTAAATAATAAAGATAAACCTTAAATATATAAATGCGACTGAAATCTCATAGAACAGTTGAACAGATTGCAAGGAAACATCGCATGGATGTTTCAGATATTCAGAGGCAACTTGATATGGGTGTTCCTATTGAGCACGAACATACTCGCAATAAAACTTTAGCAACTGATATTGCTCTTCAACATCTTGACGAGTTTCCAGATTATTATACTCGTTTGAAAAAGATGGAATCATCCGCAAGGAAAGAACATAAAAAGTTCAAGGATGTTAGAATTGATGAGGAAGGTATTCTTAATTGGTTTGGAAAATCTGAATCAAAAGATAAAAAACCCGGTTGGGTAAATGTTGTCACAGGTGGAACTTGTGCAAGTGATGAACCTGGAGAAGGAGTTCCAAAATGTGTATCTTCTGAGAAAAGAGCAAATATGACTAAAGCAGAAAGATTATCCGCAGCAAGAAGAAAGAAAACAGCAGATCCTGGACAACAAGAAAAATCTGGTGCTGCAAAACCAACTTATGTTTCAACAGATAGGTCTAAGAAAGCAATGAAAGAAGAAATGGATCTCCAAGAAGTAAAAGATAAACCAGGCAAAGGTAGTGGTAAAAAAGATGCCTGTTATAATAAAGTAAAATCAAGGTATGATGTTTGGCCTAGTGCATATGCATCAGGAGCACTTGTTAAATGTCGTAAAGTTGGTGTTGATAATTGGGGCACAAAATCAGAAGATTTTATAATGGATGAAGCAAAAAAATGCTGGAAGGGATATAAAAAAACTGGAACTCAAAAACTTTTTGGAAAAACATATAATCGTTGCGAAAAAACAAACGAAGAAGTGGAAATGAAAAGATATTGTCCAAAATGTGCAAAAGAAGAGACTCGTGATGAATGCAAATACGGTCAAAAGTATTGGGATATGTTCTCAATGCCCATTACTTTGAAGAAGTATACACCAAATACTCCACATCCTGGAAATATGCCAGAAGAAAAGGATCATGAGTATTCAATGGCGCGTTCTGAACTGAACACAATTGCGAATGCTACAAAGAGATTAAAGAAAAAGATGAAAGGAGAAGGTAATATTGAAGCATGGGTTCAGTCAAAGATTACTAAGGCCGCAGATTATATTGATACTGCAGCTGATTATGTTGATAGTAGAGAAAGTAAAGTAAATGAGGATATTACTATCGAAGATGCAAATGGCAATACATTCCTCAGAATTATTGATATTATTAAAGCAGATCGTCTTGTTAGAGAAGGAATTAGTCCAACTATTCCTGGAGGAAAATCTCCATATAAGAATCCATCTCTTCCAAAAGAAAATCCGGATGATGTGAAGATTAGAATCATAAAAGGAAAAGAACCCAAATTACCTTTAGCAAAGGGAGAAGGTGGATCTCCATATGAACCATATAAGGCACCAAAAGAGGATCCAAAAAATCCATATGTTCCTGCACCAAAAAGACCAAAGATTCAATTAGCACATTACGAATCTGAAGGAACTTATATTGAAGAGCAAGTATCAGATACTGATACAGCACAGGAAAAATTTAATAGAAGAGTTAATGCTGCAAAAGCACCTGGATTAACACCCGCATTGAAAGTAAAAATCCTGAAATCAGCTTCCGAGATTCATCCATCAAAAGTAAAGACTCTTGAATCTTTCATGATCGAAGCATCCGCTGCTTGGCAAAGAAAAGAGGGAAAGAATCCTGAGGGTGGTCTAAACAAAAAGGGGATTGCTTCTTACCGCAAAGAGAATCCTGGATCACGCCTCTCACTTGCGGTTACAACAAAACCTTCCAAATTAAAAAAAGGATCAAAATCAGCAAATCGCAGAAAGTCATTTTGTAGTCGTATGTCCGGCATGAAAGCAAAATTAACAAGTGCAAAAACCGCCAATGATCCCAATTCAAGAATAAATAAGTCATTAAGGAAGTGGAATTGTTAGTATGTCTCAAGACTTGAATGATTTTTTTAAATTATTAGCAGAAGATAAAAAAAAGAAAAAAGAAGAATTTGATTCTGTAGTTGGAGACTTAGGATTAGATTCTCTTTTTGGAGAATTTGCCGCACTTAAGAAAAAAGAAAAGGAAAAGAAAGTAGAAGAGCAAAAAGAACAAGAATCTATTATAGGTGAAATTACTTTAGATTCTGTTTTTGAGGAAGTTGCTAATCTAAAGAAAGAAACTAAAAAGAAAAAGGTACAAGAAGAAAAAACTGTTAAAGCCTTTGAGAAATGGTTGTATTCAGAGACAACCAAAGAACAAGAACAAATTATTGAAGATGTAATTGAAGAATCTTTGGATGAAGTCCTTGAGGTATTAGAAGACCATAAAGAAGAATTAGAAGAACCCAAAGAGGAACTAATTGAAAAATCATTAGGTCTTCTTGCCGAACCATCAGATGTTAAAGTTCAACAAGATCCAATTACTCCACTGGATCAAAAGTTTGCAACACTTGATGATTTACAGAAACATTACAGCACTTTCCTTTCTCGTATTCAGCAACAAATTTCCACATTAGGTGGTGGTGGAGAAACTCGTCTAAGATACTTAGATGATATTGTGGGTATTAAGACAAATCCTGGTTCTTATAACAAAGGATTATTAGAGTGGAACTCA